GGACGTTGTGCCATTAGGTTCTCGTGTCTTCGCGAAGCTGTAACTCCATGAAGCGGTCAATCTCATCCACGATGGTAACGCCTTCGATGTGGAAGATACGACCATCATACTTGAGATAACGGCCTTGGATAAAGCGATCATCCGCACGGATAGCCGCTTTGTGCGTGCGCACCTCTTCGAGCTTGGCGTACTTCATTTGCTCAGCGGTGCTCATTGGCTTGATCTGTGCCCACGCACTCGCAACCTTCGCCTCGCCACGAGTGAACCCGCCTGCGCCATCAGAGTTGCGAGCGGGTTCGTAAAGCTCAATCGGATGCCTCATCTTTCCGACATGCCGTCTCATGAAATCCTCTTTATCTTGCGGCGGGTCATGATGCGCTCGCAATGGATCGGCACTTTGACCGCGGCAGTGTCGAACGTCAGGGCTTCGGGGTTCTCATTGAAATGGAGAGCAAGCTGGCTGATGCAGAGCCGAATATCCGCGGGCACGTTCTCGCTCACAGTGCCGAAACCCGCTTTGTAAGTAATGACATACTTGCCGGTTGGGCGAAGAGATGTGGGCCACACTGCACCGAAGTTCAGAATTACTCTGCCGGGCTTGCTGTCGAGGTCGGTATAGAAGCTGGTAAACAGTGCAGGAACGTTGATCTCATTGAACGTTTGGAAAGTGGTCACTGAGCGCAGCGGTGCAGTCGGAAGCTCGACCCAGTTGCGCGCTGGCGTAAGCTCAGAGATTGCGCCTTCTCTCACGCCATCCCACCAAGGCTCTTCGCTGCATGCACCAGGCATGTTGTCGAGCGACATCCGCCAGGTTTGCTCAATCAGTGCGAGGCCTGTGGTAAGCTCGAAATGCTCACGCGCAGCCGTGATCATCAGCGTGAGGGTATTATCATAAAGTGTGGTTTCCGGCAGTTTGCCGAACTCCTTCACCTGTGCCAAGGAGACTGGCTCAATAGCCGGGTCGACTGTGCGAACGTTGGACATCAAACCAGTCTCCGAGGTTAGCCAAGTATATCTAGGACGAATACTTCCGAAACCTAGACTGGGGGGTTCGGCTCAGGAGCCAGATTGTCGGCCCACAGCCACAGTGCAGCAAGGAAGATACTGCCTGCGTCGTTCGCTGCCGGCGTAACCGTCGCGCGAATATAGCGCTTGGCGCCCTTGTATCCGAGCTTGCGCGGCTCGTTATCGTCGGCGAAAGTGAAGCCTGCGAGCGCCGCGGTACCGATCATATCGCCGGCCGCAACAGTCGTGGCACCCGCCATATTGGAAGCGTCGGACTCTTCCAGCAGCACGGTGGCAGTCGCATCCGCATCCGTCTCGGTGCCGGTGAGCATCGCAAGCGTGACAGCGTGCTTGCCTTGGCAGTCGAGGATGGTTGAGACGTAGGGAGTGTTGGCATTGGTCAGGGCAGCTGCCGGCGGGATCGCCGAGAGCATGCCGAGATCGCTTGCCTGGTCATACATCATGGGGCAGTTCTCCAGGTTAGGCGTTCAATTCCAGTGGTGAGTTAGAGGATTTCTGCATCACCTCGAATAACAGTAACCACTTTATTTGGATTAAGATATAGCCACACTTTGGAATTGGCATTCTTAATCTTGTAAAGGGTTCCTTCATTCAATGGCATATTCAGATCGGGACTAGAAGGTTCCTCATCACCAATGAAGATAGCATTTGCGCCAGCAATGGCTCGAAAGTTAACAAAATCCTGACCATCCGCAATCTCCATCCATCCGGCTGGCTCGGAAGAAGTCTTGGCGAATTGAACGGTTTCAGTGGATGACATCAACTATTTCCTTAGGAAGTTGACGTTGGTTTTTCAGACCAACGCCGGTTTTACATTACGAACCGAACATCTTCAGAAGCTTGAAGGCTTCGAAGTTCTGAACGCCGCCGCCCACACGCTTGGTGGTGTAGAAGAGGATGTAAGGCTTGGCAGTGAACGGATCGCGCAGCACGCGGGTGCCGATACGATCCACAATCACGTAGCCGGAGCGGAAGTCGCCGAATGCAATCGGGAACGCGCCTGACGCAATGTCGGGCATGTCGTCCGCTTCCATCAGCGGATAGCCAAGCAGCGAAGACGGCTCGCCAGCTTGTACCGACGGCTGCCAGAGATACTGACCCGTCGTGTCCTTGAACTTGCGCACCGCGGCGAGCGTGAGTCGGTTCATGATCCAGGACGAATTGGCCCGATAGCCAGACTTCAGCGAGTAGACCAGGTCAATCAGATCATCGCCGGGGTTCGTCGCGTCGAAGGACGCCTGACCGGTGAAGATATATCCGATATTGCCCCAACTCCAGGACGCATCCGCAACCGTCGGATAGCTGAGCAGGCCGAACGGCTTGCCCACACCGTTGCCGGTGATGAACGCGATGTTCTCCTGTTCGCCGAAGGTAATGCGGACTTCGTTCGCCAGCCACTCTTCGATGTTGATAGCGCTGTCGTCCAGCAAGGTCTGCGTCGCCGCAGGCATTGCATACTGCTCCTGTGCCGTGAACGTCAAGCGGGACAGTGTGGGCGTATTCGTCTGAGGACGAGCACCCGTCTCCGAGACCCAGCCCGACGTTGCGCCGCCGAGGCTGAACGGCTTCTGGAGTTGGCCGGTGGAGATCGCCTGCACAGTGGCGACCGTACGGATTGGCGAGTTGCGAGCGATCAAACGGTTCATCGCCGTTTCGATCTGGATCGGGATCGTATAGCCGCCGTCGGGATTGACGCCAGCACTCAGCGCCTTCTCCTCAAGCTGCAACATCAATGGCGACACATCGCCCTTGGTGAAGAACTTGCGGAAGTCGGCCTTATGCTTCACTTCCTCCTCCGAAAGGGAGCGCTTCATGCCGTTGATCTCGACCACGTCCTCGCCGAGGATCGGGCGCTTCTGTTCCAGCGAGAACTCACGGAGCTTCTTCTGGAACTCGTCCATCACAGTGTCGAGCTTCTTCAACTCGTCGCGCGTGACAACGTCCGTGCTGCCCTTCTTCTTCAGTTCCTCGACAGCCGCGTCGTTCTTCGACTGGTACTCCTTAACGCCTTTCATCATCTCGGCGAACATCGCCTTGACGTTCTCGGGCAGATTGCCGCCGCCTTCAGTGTCTTTCTTCTCCAGCACGTTGCCGCGGCACAACGGGCCGTAGGGAATTCCTGCAAGTCGCGTGTGAATGGTCACAGACTATCTCCAAAGGTTACGGACAAAATCAACATCAGCCTGAACAGCCGCATCCCGCTGCTTGCCCATAAGCTCATTCGCTTTGACCGCGCCGTGATTGGCAACGGCTTTAGCATATGCGTTGGGATAGCCTGCATCGCGCAAGGTCTTCTCAACATCCCGTGGTGTGGCGTTCTTCACGGCGTCCACTCTGGCCTGAGTGTTCATCGGGAATGTAACCACACTGACTTCCCACAAGTCAACTTCAAGCAGCTTGCGGGAATACGTCTCATGGTCTAGCTCGGACTTCACAGTCCTAAAACCAATCGACAAGCCGTCGAGCACTTTGGCCTGCATCATCGCCAGTACCTCAGCGCCTTTGGCAATTGCGGGAATGATCTGACCTTTGACATAAAGGCCACGCTCATCCTCGCGAAGCTCTTCCCACTTCCCGATGATCATTGCGGGATCATGCTGAAAGAGCATCTTGATGGAAGTCAGGGGCTTAGAACTGATGGAGTTACGGAACGCACCGCGGACGACGACATCACCTCCGTTGTCCTCCACGTCGAAGATTGAGCCATAACCTTCGAACTCTCCGCTATCCTTCAACTCTTTGATCTCAAGCGGTCTGGTGTATGTCTTTAGCATGTTCGCCCCTGGGTTGTATCATTTATACACGTGGTTGTGGGTTCCGTCAATCATACACCACACCATTTATCCTCGGGTGGTATAAGGTCACGCATCGGCAGTTGATCACTTCGTTAGCTGGGCCGCTCGGATCGCCTGGATAAGCAAGCATCGCGTCTCCTACAGCGAAGCGCTCGTCCATCTCCACACGCTGCCCGTCGGCGTTCTGGTGCGTCTCGCGCGTGCGTGTGTCATCAGTGGCAGCCCACTCCTTTACCATGTCGAGGCCAGTAGATCGCGCAGCGGCATCACTGCCGACGTTCGCCGCGGTATGCATCTCCGTGCGCGCAAAGGAATCGTTGTTCAGTGTGCTGCCACCGAGTTGGCGCTCCAACTCTCGGCTCGTCTTGTCTGTGCCCCAGCCCTCATCAACACTGTCGGTGAGCACATCGCGCGCAGTGTTGACCATGCTGCCGACCACACGCTTGGATAAAGCGCCGGCACGTTGATCGATCCACCGGTTTACATTATTTTGATAGGTGTTGTAGGCGTCGGCCTTCTTCGCCTGGCCGATGCGCTCCTGCAGGTAGTCTATGCGCTCGCGCGCGAACAAGTCCATGATGCGCTTGAACCACGCCTTATTGAGCGCGGTTATCTCGTGCTGCCGGAACTGGATCACGATATTGATACTCACCAGATCGCGGTGCGACGCTGCATCCTTCGCGATGTTCCGCCGCAAGCGACGCAACGCCCGAGAAAAGCGCGTCTCGATAATCCGAAGGTTGCGGAATAATCGGGCGATGTTTTGCTTGCGGCGATCTCGTGCCATTAATCATTACCTGTCGGATCGTCCACTGCGGGGTCAGCATTCGGATCGGCGTTCGGATCAACCGGTGGGATGGGCAATCCAGTTAGCGGATCGATCTCGCCTGTGGGGTCGCCGAGGTCTTCGTCCAGCGGCACCATGCTCGAAGGCACAAGAATAACGTCGCCCTCGTCGCGCTCTTCATAGCCGATGGCTTCGCGCTTCTCGTTGACTGTGAGAGAACCAGAAGCTTCGACCATCGTCCACTTCTCTTCACGCTCAGCAACAAGGCCTGTGACCTCGTCAATGTCAAACCACACCTTGAAGTCTTCGCCGTAGCTCGGACGGAAGAACACGCTCAAGCTCTGGCAGACCTTCGTTACCATCGGAATAATCGTCTGCCGATAGAACGCGACGTTCGCCTCCTTCAGATTGGCGTAAGTGTTATCGCCTGGTATGCCGATCATCTGAGGCGGTACGCCAAATGCCGAGGCGATATCGCGCGCTGCACTGTCCTTGCCCTGAGAGAACTCCATATCCTGAGGAGTCTGTGAGAACTGCACCCACTCCAGGCCGCCTTCGAGGAGAAGCGGTTTACCCGCAGCCATAGGCCCGACTTGCTCGCGTATCTGCGAGGTCAGCCGTTCGAACTGATCATTCGTAAGCTGGTTATCGTCACCGCCCTTGACCATGAGCGCTCCGCTCGGCCTGCCCATGTTCTGGAGCAGCGCAGCATTGAACGCGCCCGCGGCGTTGTGCGTGTCAATCGACTTCGCCGCAGGCTCCATTGGTGACAGGCCGTACCAGTCATTGAGCGGATGGAAAGTCTTCATATGTAGGATCGGCATCTGTGTCTTACCAGGCGGAACGATGTATTCCACCTCCATGCCGCCGATGCAATAGACGTACTTGGCCGGCCTGCCTTTAGGACTCGGCACTACTTTCATCCGGTCAGGACGTAGCACGTACAACTCAGCAGGACTACCGCCATAGGATACTTGCTCCAGATAGGTATTGCCTGCGATGCACAGATAAGAATAAATGTCATCGAGTATGTCCGCTGAAGGCTCGAAAGGGTTCGGGTACTCCATGAGATCAAGGAACGGATGCTCTTCGAGCGGCTGGTCGTCACTGTAGACGAGCAACGGTATTGCCTTCGCAGCTTCAGCAATAAGTCGAATGCATCGGAACACGATGGCATTCTCCATGTAACCTTCTTTGGCGAAGGCTGCATAATCACGAGGCATCCAAGCTGGCGCGCCCATCGTCTGCACATAAAGCACGCGCGCGATACCCGAGTCCTTCTTTTCACCAGGCTGCTCACCGCGAAGAAAGCCTGGCACTTGTCCTGTCTTCATATTCCTCTTATCCTCGCAGTTCCATGTTTCGTCAACAGAAGCTCAGTCAGTGCATAAACGAGCGCGTCAAGGTTATCAGGCGACTTGCCCGCGGCTAAGTTCTCAGGCGTAAGCTGGATCATCTGATCCTCGACTTCAGGCCATAGGCCGACGTGATGGACACGACCTTGTGAATACAGCGAGGCGACAGGCTCAGCACGAAGCCACTTGCCGCGGAACGCTCGCACTTGCTTAACCGGTAGGGACGCATCGACCTGGCGGATAACGGCTGCTACCATGTCGCCGCCCTGGTTGACTTCGACTATCACGCAGTCCGCATTGTGCTGATGATATGCAGACACGACGGCAGTGGCCCACTCAAGCGGCGCACGACCGAACACGCTATGATCGCCGAGCACATAGCCATGCTGTCGACCGTCTGTCGCCGCGGCGATGATGCCACATCTACCGCTTGTCGTGGCCGGCGGATCAACGCCAATCACCGTGCGACCAAGCTCCACACCTTCGATGCTGGAGATGCGGTGCTTCTCGATATTACGGCTCGACCAGAGCGCGTCCGGATTGTCATCCAGCAATTCGGCATCCAACTCCTGCCGGCCTAGTCTCGTGCCTGAGTAGCGAGAGATAACCGTCTCCGCGAACGTGGGCGACAGGTGCAGCATGTTGTCAGTCGTGCGACCGTGCGTCAGGAACGTGCCTTTCATCTTGAGCATCTTCTTCAAGATTTCCGTCGGTCGTGGTGTGGTCGTATATATCTGGATCGGCCGTCGACCCAGACGCATGCCGAACTGAAGCTGGTCAAACGCGAGATCAGGCTTACGCCACTTGCCGAACTCATCACCCCAGGCACAATCGAACTGCGGACCGCGCAAGCTCTCAGGGTCTTCAGCGCTGTATCCGTAGGCTACCGCACCGTTGGGCCACACTAGCTTCGAGATCGAACTGTTCCACTTAGGTCTATTCCAAGGCGGACAGATACTCAGCAGACCGCTTTCACCTTCGACCATGATATCGCGGACGTCCTTGATATCGCCGGCTATGAGCGCGATCCGATGGAAGCCGCAGTTCTCAACCAGGTAGCGCACAGCTTCCGCGCCGGTGCGCGTCTTGCCGAAGCCTCGGCCTGCCATCAGTAGCCAGATAAACCAGTCGGGGTTGCTCGGTATGATCTGATCCGGCCTAGCCCAGAAAGGCCAGCTGTGGTTGAGTATCTTCGCTTCCCTATCGCTTAATGACCGGGCTAACTTCAGTACTTCTCTCCGAGTCCTTGATATCGAGTTTTTGGAAGAGATCATCGAGTTTAAGGAGAAGTGCCTCAGCTGAGCCAACGAAGGACTCTTCAAAGTTTGCGTCGGCATGGCTACTAGCGGCATACTTCTTACTCCGAGCTTGAAGTGCGGTTTTTAACAGACCATCCGAATATTCACGGACATAAGTCACGATGCGACCTTGAGACACGACAGGCTTAAGCACGCCTCGGACTGCGCGCTTCTGTGCTGCATCCTCTAAGGTCGTTACTCCTGCAGCTTCAGCTTCTTCCCATCTTCGAGCAAAGTGTGGGTTCTTCTTTCTCTCCCTGTTCCAGCGCGGGAAAGTAATGCCTAGTTCACGAGCAGCCTTATGGCCTGTCCAGCCGTCGGCGATGATCTGCAGGAATTTATTGATGGCTTTGGCGTCAATTGGGAGGCGTCGTTTGCCCTCTGCGCCTTGCCAGTTTCGGGGTCCGGCCATTTTATTCTATCTCTCATCCGCGATCTGGGATTGTATACCATCAACTTATAGTGTACGGCTATCTCATATAGTCCTCAGGAATCACCATGGTATTGCTCAAGCATCTTTGCCGAGAATTCAACATCGATCCCTACCACCTGCGAAAGCACCTCAGACATCATGGCTATAAGCCTACCAACCGGAGATGGCGATGGCAAGAGAACGATCCCGCTCTGATAAGTATCCGAGCATTCCTACAATCTACCTTGCAGAACGGCATAATCAACTCATCCGAGAAGAGCCATTCGGTTTCTTAGGTCAGACCACACATTGCTGGCGCGAGGTCGACCCGAGTGATCCTTTCGAAGATGTGTGGATGGATCGCCAGGTTCTAATCATGCGCATCGAACTCATGGAGTTAAAACGGAACATGGTTCTCAAGAAGATGAAACCCCCATTCGGCACTGCGCCTCAATGGTCAGCCAAGTACGAGGTCAAATTCAAAAACCGTTCGGGTAAGTTCGCTCTCCACACCTTCGCCGCCGAGTACTCAGCGCAGAAATTCGTCCTCGCCGTGATCGCATCTCGACCGTTCAAGTGGGTGGACTCAGATCGCATCCGAGTTGGTGACATCGCAATCATATCATCAAACCTCGAAGAAATCATGGACCACATACTAACGGACGATGAGGAGGCATGGGTCTTGCCAATGCCGTACTCGTTCTATTCCGGTAGCATCGCGACGGGAGCGTCTTGGGCGGGTGACGAGCCCTCAAACTCGCAAAGCAGGGGTAGCACACGAAAACGCTCTACCCGGCAAACCGGAGCTCCTGAGCGATCCAAGCACGACGAAGACGACGATAGCAGCGCTTCTCACGCCACGCACGAGCATAAGAAGCGTGCATCACCACCAAAAGCACAATCAGACGTTGAATTCGGCATAGACGAGATCGCCACTCATCTCCAGATCGCACCGAAGCGCGTGCGTGGCGAACTGCGCAAAATCATGACCAAACCGGCGGAAGGGTGGCGGTGGTCGCGTGATCAGTTCGACGGCGTTCTCAAACAAATCCAAAAAAACCTAAAATAAATCCATTTTGTCCTTGAGGTTCGTGGAGAGCCATCCTATGTTGGTCTTGTCGCAACGCAAACAAGGCAGACCACACCATGAAAAAGATCCACGAATACCTCGTCGAACTCAACGCTCTCCGCGCCAGCCTGAACAAGATGCAACTGAAGGATTGGAAGTCGAGCACCGAAGAGATCAAAAACGAAATTCTCCGCATGAAAAAGAAAATCAACGAATTCGATCTCAACGCCGGCAAGAAACCCTCCCAGAAACTGATCATCGAAACCGACAAGCCCTCGCCTGAAGCCAAAGCAGCCACAATCAAGCAGATGGTAGCCGACACGATCAAAAAGACCACACCTGCACCGACTGAGACAGTTACAGCGCCGAAGACGAAAACTTACAGCTTCCGTGACATGAACCCGAAAGTAGCCCGCGCCAAACTCCGTAA